GTGCATCCCCCGAGACCGGTTTACACCGGTCTCCCCTGGTCAGCTTTTAAGCTGACATGTGACAACTAAATAGTCGTACACATCCACCTGTGTTTGATGCTGAACGACACAGGACGTTCTTGGCTGTCAAAGCGATCCACAAGATCGCCCCGGCGAAGGGCGTCATGGAACCACTCAAGCAACCCTGCATCGTCTTCGATAGCGTAAGAAACGCTGCGTCCGACGAGAACAGGTACGCGCCTCTCCGACCTCTGGAGGTCCCGGTTATACCGGGACCCCTGGAAGGGAATTGGGAGGAAGGTAGCCCGGTGCAGATAAGCACTGGACGATGCTTGAGTTGCCTCAGCCAGCGGAAGCGGGAGTAGGGTTTCCAATTCCCCATCCAGATCCGCTGTTAGACCCCAGAGCCCCGCGCGATAAGCGCGGTTCCTGAGGTCTACCAAGGCAGCTATGGCTGCTGCATCACCACGCGAGCTGGGAAGCTCGTGCCGAACCCGTACAACGGAAATATCAACTCCGTCATAGAACTCGGCTCCACAAGACTCTCGGAATTTACCATTCCAGAAACTCTTGAGTCGATTGACTTTGGCACCGAAGTGCTCGAGCCAGTCGATGGCGTGGTCGACCGCATCCACGGGGACAATAATGTCATCCCCGTAAACGCTGATGCTCCCGGCGAGTTCGCCGGGGTGGAATCGCTGGCCTGCGGCCTGCTCAACTCCACACCAAGAAAGCGTGGTGAAAACCATCGCCTCAATGGGGAAGGTAAGAGCAGAGCCCATCGACGCAAATTTCTGGAGCGGGATGATCCCGAATCCAGGAACGTCTGCCTTGTGACTCCGCGTATTGCGCACAAACTCCCAGAGATGGGGGTAGCGGCGAAACGCGCGGTAGACGAGGTACCAGTGAACCCGGTCCGAAGCTTCGGATAGGTCCAGAGTAGCGAGGCGCCCAGTAATGGATGCCTCCTCGGCCAGATCGCGGTTGCGAGTCTGGTCCTGGAACCCGAGGATCGCTCCTAGTGATCCTCGACCAATCATCTCGTAGAGTTCTCGCTTCAACCCCTGCTGCGCGTATTGCAGCGCAGAAGGTTCGATAGCGATGATTCGAGGAGTAGACTGGGTCTTAGGCACAGAGACCACCCTTACGGGTAGTTCATCTGAGATGGGCACCAGACATGGCCCGACACTCCGAGGAGTGTTCGCGGTGTAACGCCACCAGGGGAATACGGCTTCAAGCCGCTCCGTCCAGTAGGCATAGGATCGACGGTCCTTTTGGGACAGCCGGTCCGCAACCGCGCCGGGACCATGTTTCGGGACGAGTTCCCAGTGGGCGATCTTTCGATCGCACTCTTGAAGGACTCGACCGAAGAGACGATGGAATGTGCGTTCGAAGGTTTCCAATCTTCGGGGGTCAATGCGACCCGGCAATCCCATCAGCTCCTGGTCCGTGGACACGAATTGAGCAAATGCGGCTGCTACCCTTTCGGGTGTGCAGTCGCGCTCAACTTTGTGCGACAGGTAACAAACCTGCCGCACAGCCCAGATGGAAGTTACATCTGGAGCGTCCAGCAACATGCCAGTTTTGGCATCGAAGATACGGCTGAGGAAACCTCGCATAATAACGGGGAGCCCTCGGACGTGGACTATTGAAGTCCCGTCTTGAGCCGGCCATTGCCCAGCTTCCAGCGCTCTTTCGAGCGCCTTGGCAAGCTTTGGCAGGACGATAGTTAGGAAGCTATCGCCCTCATCTTCACAACGCGCCGTGATTCGTTCAGAATCACGTGCGATGTCGATCGAGCAGATTTGCCCTACATTTCGCAGGGCAGAGAGGTGGAGTTGTAGTAGGCTTTTCATCTCACCCTTTCAAGGGATTGAGTCCGGCCTCACACTTCATCCTCTCAGTTGGTCGACCGCCGCATCGCGCCAGCTGCAAAGCTGGCCATGATGCATACGGCCACGAGGGTCGTGACGGTGATGGTGCCGAAGATCAGAACGATCTCGGTCACTTCTCACCGCTGATGATCTTCGTGGCCATGGCGGCACTGGAAGCGGTCAGAGCGTTGGCGAGGCCAACGAGCTGGTCCTTGAGCTCCGCGACGGTAAAACCGTCCACGGGGTTCGTGATGGACACGGAGATGATCGACGAAAGACGTCGATTCACCGCGGTCAGCGGGTCCGCTGCGATCTTGTTGGATCGCTGCGAAATCACCGTCCGCTTCTGGTCCTTGGTGGTCGTCTGCTGGACGCGGAGAGAAACCGCGCCATCCGCCGACGTGTAGTCGGCAGACGTCCCGTTGATCCCCGTTCGGGGAAGCGAGACAGTAGCGGCACCAATGGTGACTGACTGAGGATCTGCGAGCATGAAGCCCTCCAGGGTTGGTATTGGTTTGGGTGTGCGAGTGAGGTTTAGAGTCTATACTCGTTTGAGACTTCACTTGGCCTTTGTGAGGCCAAGCGCACCTAGGATCAGTAGCTGGGAGTCTGTTAGGCCCCCAGACGTTCCGACCCTGAATCCATAGGGATTCGCACGCAGGCGACGCTTGTAGACGGTAGTGGCCAAATGGCGCCCTTTAGAGGGATAACCAAAATAGCCGCTCGGGGAGGTTGTCCTCCACGAACATTCGGTCGTATAGACCGCCGTCTCCATTGCATAGCCGTAGTGCATGATGAGCAGGTCGTTCGCCGCATATTGATTAGCGGCGATGGTGTCTCCAATACGGAGCTGCCAATCGACCAGCCAGGACCACGGTGACAACTCCCAGAGAGTTTTGGGATCCAGCTGCAGCTTAATCAGCTGCTGCGCCCGATGAAAGAAATCATCGGGATTGAACCCAAGTGGGAAGAAGGAGGTAAACTCCCCCTCGAACCACCTCTTCACTGAGCGAGTCTTGGTGTATTCGGCGGTCGCAAGACCGTCGCCTCCACTTTGGACAAGCTGGGAAGTGATACCGGCAGCTGACAAGGCTGCCGGAGAGAGTAACCCTGGACCACCTGAGCCGAACGTATGCGCACGAGAAAACGTGCGGTAGTCGGCCTGCGTGACCAGGGGTGCACTGTGGCGTCGGTGGACGCGCTGTCCCTGTTGGGACAATTCCTCGGTCGCTTGCAAAAGCGCCTTGGTAGCGTTCACAATGTCGGTGACGAATGGTTTCCATCCGAACTCGACATTGAGATAATCCGATCCCAGGCCTTTGTAGAACTTCAGTCCGCTTTTGACGGATTCGAGTCCTAGCCTCGGAAGCCCCTCACGGAGCTCTCCGAGAAACTGGCCTGCGTCGAACACCACTGACGTAGGAGCCGTCCTCGCATAGGCTTGCTGGGCATAGGCATCCAATCCCGTTTCCCGGTAGGGAGCGGGGATGAAGAGGCCTCCAGCATGGACCGCATTCAAGTTGTCCGCAGAGCGTGGCAAGACCGTCGTAAAGACGTTCGTAGCCGAGCCTGTGGGCCATGACACGGTACCACTTGTGCCTATGAGAGTATGCCGACTAAGCTCAAAGGCGCCACCTTTATCAGGGGCGCCCTGGGCTTTCAGACCGCGCTCGGCAAGCCGAGCTTGGTACTTGATCTTGGAGGTTTCCTCCAAGAAGTGGGCATAAGGATCTGCATCGAGGTCAGAAACCGGAGTGCTCGTAAGAGCCTTTCCGGGTCGTCGCCCGCGGCGAGTCATCACCACTGCAGAATCCAGCACTGTCGAGCCAGGAGCAAACCCAGTCCAAACGCTCTGTGAAGAGCGTCGGTTGAGGTACTCCTCTCGAAAGTACGGCATCTATCCTCCTATGGTAATGGAGCTTCTCCCCCTGTACACAGTTGACAGGGAGGGACGATCGGCATCGCCGGGTGGGGTCTCCTTG